GTGGGCCGTCTAGAGTTGCAGCGATGCTTCTCTTCGAATCAAAAGATCATGAACGCAGTGCATGGTCTAACGACCTATTCATGATTACCAAATGGAGGCTTTCACATGATTTTCGATGAATCTCGACTTAAGATACGGAATGTACCCAACCGGAATGGCTCTAAGCCTATTCCAACCGGATACTATAACCTGTGGTATAACAATAAGTGGAACTATTATAGTCCACAAACTGTTCCCCAGGTTTTTCCTTACGAATTCGTAGAGTCCACTCGCGACGAGAAACATACTCGTTCAAAAGATGGAATCTGGAATGGCGGAGGACCGTTTCTAAATATTAAAGTCAAGATGCCGCAGGTAAAACTGGCGGCTTATGGTACTCGGGATTCTGGTTCCAATACCTGGTTTGTATCAGGTATGGGTTCCTTCCCGATTCAGTATGTTGGTGGATTTTATAATCCACAATTTCCAGGTGATAATTACTCGGACGCAGATTATGCGAACGTAGCAAAGATCACTGGACCAACATTTGCTGTACCTAACATCGCGTCATGGGGTCCGGAAGCGTGGGCACGTACCGCGCCGAAGCTTGAGAGAGCTTCCGGCTTCACTGCCTTGGCAGAGAGTGGTGACACAGCTCCTATGCTGGCCACAACCGCAAAAGGTTTCTCACAAGCGTGGGAAACACTTGGCGGCGTCACTCAACTGCTCAAGGGAGGAAGAGGGAAGTTGGGCATAATGGCACCTGGTGCCATTTCTGACCAATATCTCAATCACCAGTTCGGCTGGGCGCCGTTTATTTCCGATCTTCAGAAATTCAATGAGAATAATCTGAAGTTTTTCCAATATTACGAGCAATTGCAACGTGATAATGGGAAGTGGAAACATTATCGGCGGACTCTGCTAGACGATGTTCAGCGAACAAAATTGGCTTCTGGAACAGGCTTTCGGTGTGAACCGCAAGGCTATCTCATGGAGTCGATTTTGTGTAGGCCCGGAGCTGCAACTTGGGAAGTGTGGGAGGAAAAATATACTCTCGTCACTTCTTCTGGTTGTTTCCGGTACTATATTCCTGATCAAGACCCTAACTACCCGAATGATTATCCGGGAATGTCTGCCCTTTATGCATGGTTAACCATGCAGGGCTTACGAGTTAGTCCGTCTTCCGTCTGGCGTGCAACGCCTTGGTCCTGGCTCATCGATTGGAAGTTCAATATCGGTCGAAATCTAGACCGCATAACTGAACGACTATACGATGGGGTTGTGTCCAAGTACCTGTATGTGATGAGTCACACGATAAGAAGGGTCGTTCTTTATCAGACGATACCTTTTATCAAAGGTGACGTCCTCGCGACTTTCTCTCGTAATATCGAGATTAAGCAGAGGATGGCATCAGGTAGTCCATTTGGATTCGACTCGCCATGGGAAACTTTATCCCCATGGCGTCTTTCCATTCTCGGAGCGCTCGGGATTTCCCGAACTACGCCTCGATGAATGAGTCGATCATTGCCTTAGGATGTTGCGTCCCTTGAGAAAGGACGTGGCTGCAATGGTTTAAACTCTCCTTTTGCTATTGGAGGTCAACCATGGCTTTTGCCGATCCACAAGTTGTTACTGTTAATGCTGTTGCTCAATCGATGCCGCGTACTAGTACGAAGGACTTATCATCCACGTACCAGAAAGCGGATGGGTCGTATAAACTTACGATTTCCCACACCTTATCCGGTGACCGTCAAAGGTCAATGGCAAGGGTCGATCAGCGTGCTATTGTCGCGGACCCGTTGACAGCTGTCAACGATTTCGAGACTCTTAGCTTCTACTTTGTGATTGATCGTCCCATTTATGGGTTCAGTCAAACTCAAGTAGATCAGCTTATAGCCGGTCTTAAGACCTGGCTAGATACTACGGCGTCTGGAAAGATGTTTGGAACAGAATCCTGATCCAAACAGCATATCCGGGCGTATTTTCGTAGTGGTACCAACTTTTCTGGTGCCATTACTGGCATCAGTGTAGGCAAAGGTACGTGGCTTGAAGTTGTCCCCCAGATATGGAGGTAACTTGAAAAGCAACGTAAGTGACTCTCTGGAGCTGTTGGAATATGTCTATAAAGACGCTTCCAACAAGTGCATCGCTGATGTCTCTGATTTACGAGATCTGATTACCATCAGATCCCGGACTGAAAATGAGGGTATGTCGTTTTTAACGATAACCCTTCCCAATTTTTGTAGAGATTTCGAAAGAGCTCTATCAAATGGGATAATTGACTCAACAATGTTCCGAAATTTTCGGAAGATTGGAGCGATACCCTGCTTTTTGCAAGGAATGCTCAGTCAGATTTTCAGTCGTGAGACAGGAAGGATTAACGAATATGAAGAAGATTTCCCCTCAGTTGTCGAAACCGTTCGGCAACTCTGCCTTACGTTTAAGAAACTGGAGGTCGATTGTACGCCCGAAAGGACGGCAATCGCATTCTCTTCATACATCGAGATTGAGCAATCAATTGAGATGTCTTCAGTGCCAACAGTCGATGCTGCCAACTTTATGGCAGTATCTTCTATTCTCTGGGATAACGATCTTGTGGGTATTAAGCTCACTGAATGTTCTCCCAGACATGGACCTGGCGCAACTGCTGAGAGTATATCTGGTAATCAGAAATACATTTGGCAGTTTTGGCACGATCGCCTCGAGCCTTACTTCCCGTTGATCGATAATGCATATCCTCTTGGAATGCCTATCGATGCAAAGGAGCTTGACTTGGTAACGATCGTTAAGCCGGAAGACGAGAAGCCCGTTAGGGTCATCGCCGTTCCGAAGACTCTCAAAAGTCCCCGTATCATCGCAATAGAGCCTGTCTGCATGCAATATGTGCAGCAGGGGATTCGTAATGTCCTTTATGACGTTATCGAATCTTCTAGGTTTGCAGGTGGTCACGTTAATTTTCGTGATCAATCTATAAACCAACGGCTCGCGCTTGATAGTTCATCTACTTGTCGGTTAGCAACGATCGACCTTTCCGATGCTAGTGACCGCGTTCCGCGGGATCTAGCATTAGAAATGTTTCGTAGTAATCCCGATCTTCGGGATGCTATTGACGCATGTAGATCAACACGAGCACAACTTCCTGATGGAACTATTATAGGACCATTAAAGAAGTTTGCTTCGATGGGTAGTGCTCTTTGCTTTCCTGTAGAGGCCATGTATTTCTACACTATATGTGTAGTGGCTTGTCTACAGGCAGCAAACCTTCCTGTGACGCCTCGAAACTGTTTTAAAGTTTCGAGAGACGTCTACGTGTATGGTGACGATATTATCGTTCCAACCACGTATGCGGTGACTGTTCTCGAACACCTGCGAAAATACAATTGCAAGGTGAATACCAATAAGACTTTCGTTAGTGGAAACTTTCGAGAGTCGTGTGGTATAGACGCGTATCGGGGGTACGAGGTAACACCTACGTACGTCCGGCGAACATGTCCTGAGAACAGACAGCAAGCCGACCAACTGATATCATGGACAGCTACGTCCAATTCCTTCTATAAGAAGGGTTATTGGATGACTGCTAGATTCATGCAATGTAAGCTTGAATCGATACTAGGGGAATTACCCTTCGTATCTGATACCAGCGCCGGTCTTGGCCGTACCTCATTTCTCGGTTTTCGATCCATCCAAAGATGGAATCGGAAACTCCACCGGTTTGAAGTAAACTGTTGGATTCCGAGACCAGTTTATCGCATTGACAAACTGGAGGGATACGGTGCCCTGACAAAAGCTTTCCTAAAGCTGGAGGACTTGAAAAACCCTCTTAGTTCTAGGGATGCTTCCTGTCTGGAGCGTTCTGCACTGCACGGCGCAGTTGCACTAACTCGCCGTTGGCTCCCCGCTACATAACGCGGGGCTACCGGTTTGAAACCGGAGGGGGCTCTCGGGGTTGCCACCACGAGGACCTGTTGGCTCGATCGCCAGACCCACTTTTGTGGGCCGGACGGCCGTTGCCGGCAGGCTTGTGCGTGGCAGTTTCCGCAGTGCAGGC